CGCCGCATCCTGGAGGTGGGCACCCCCGGGCGGTTGGGCCTCCACATGAAAGCCGCTCCCTATGTACTCATCAAAAAAGGCGACGTGGGCGACTGGGCCATGTTTGTGCAGACCTTTGGCGAGCCCATCATAGATGCCGTGTGGGACGGACTGGAGGATGCCCAGCGCACCGCACTCATCACCGCCATCAAATCCCGCGGACCGGGTGGAGCACTGGTGCGGCCTGCGGGCACAGACGTGCAGCTGCTGGCACCCTCAGGCACCGCCAATGGCGACCTACAGGAGAAGCTCATGACCGCCTGCAACAGGGAGATCAGCAAAGCCTACATAGGCAGCACCGAGACCACCGAGAGCTCCAGCAGCTCCGGCTATGCACAGAGCAAGACCCACGAGGGCCAGGATGAGCGCAAACACGCCCGATACATCACCTTTGCGCGCAAGATCCTCAATACCCGATTCACCCGCATCCTACAGGCCGCAGGCTTCGATACCGCAGGCGGCAAGTTTGTGGTGGCGGGTGAGGACAACGAGCTCTCCAAGAAGGAAATGTTTGATGTCCACCTGAAGATGGGACTCCCCGCTGCCAAAGGCGGACTGGAGATGCCCATAGACCACAAGTGGATGTATGAGACCTATGGCATGCAGATGCCAGAGGACTATGATCAGCAGATGGCCGAGCGTGCCGAGCTGAAAAAGCAAAACCAGCTCCAGCACGACCAGGACATCACCCAGGCGAAAAAGACCCCCAAGGCCAAACCCAAGGGCGAGCCCGCCACCAACAAAGACGATGAGGTGGAACTGGCAGAGCAGCGCGCCTGGTGGATGAAGCTCTTTGATCGGTTACCTTTTTTTCCGGCAGCCCCGGCGCAGATCGGGGCAGTGGAGACGAGCTGCTGTGGGACTCCCCGCATACAGCTGAGTGAGGCTGATGCCGGGCGCATGGCCGCCACTGATGCGCTGGTCATACAGCGCGTATGGGATGCCGCAGGCTCCCTCACCTTCGATCCGCTGCTGCACTTCAGCACTGCTGATGTCCTTTTAAATGCCTTTAAAATGGGGTGGGATGCAGACGTGCGCGTGGAGCTGATGGATGCCGGATTTACCTATGGCGTGAATGACCCTGCGCTCATCACTGCCTTTGAGCAAAACATCTTCCGGTTTTCAGCCGCCAAAACTCTGGCACAGGTGCAGGAGCTCAATGCCCTCTTCAGACAGGCCGGGAGCTTCCGAGACTTTGAGCGGCTGGCACGCCAGACCCTGGTGAAGTATAACCGCTCCTGGCTGGAGAGTGAGTATAACACCGCCCTGCTCACAGGAGAGGCCGCCGCCACCTACCAGCGCCTCATTGCCAAGTCCGGGCTGTTCACCCACTGGGAGTACCGCACCGTGGGCGATGAGCATGTGCGCAAAGAGCACCGGGCACTCCACGGCCTCATACTGCCCTGGGATGATCCCCGATGGAACAAACTATTTCCCCCAAACGGGTGGAACTGTAGGTGCTTCATCCTGCCGCGTATGGCCGGAGAACTCTCTGCCTATGACCTACAGGCCATGCAGGCGCGGGCAGATGCCTACTTTGGCACCATAGAGTATAAGCGAAACGCCGCCCAGGGATGGGGGGTAAATAGGGGAGCCGTGGCGGAGATCTTCACCGCCAACCAGCAGTATGTCACCAAGCAGCCCGGTATGGCTGCCAAGATGCTCAATGCCCTGGGCCGTGCAGACTACCAGCTGCCCAGCTACAGCCAGATGAAAAAAGGCGCTACCAGCAGCCTGCCCGTGGAGCCGATCAGCCCCGCAGACTTCTACCATGGGCTGGAGGTGCAGCAGGGCCAGAGCCTCCTGCGAGACTATCACCAGAGGCCTGTGAGCCTGGAGGCCGCCCGCTATCAGCAGCAGGTGGATCAGGCAGACAAAGCTCGCCTGCTGGCTGCCATGCGCCAGACCATGAGCAGCCCCGATGAGGTGTGGATCCACGGAGCCCCCGGCACTCAGCAGCTCAGCCAGATGGTCTATATCAGATACTATCAGGATCACGCCATGGTGGTGGTGGGTGACCTCAGCAAAAACCAGATAGCCCTCAGCCAGTGGTTCACCCTGCCAGAGGTGAAATCCACCATACAGCAGTACCGCAGGGGTATCCTCATCAAAAGCCGCGACTGATGGACTACTCACAGCAGATCAATGCCTGGTTTGATGACTTTGACCGTACCATGACCCGCGTGGTGCCAGACATCATAGCGGAGACCGCCGTGGAGTACTACCTGGAGAACTTCCAGCGCGAAGCCTGGAACGGCCACCCCTGGCAGCCGCTCAGTCCCAAATATGCCGCCCGCAAGCGCTACGGACGTGGCCGCATACTCACCGCCAGAGCCAACCTACAGCGGTCTATCAGACCCGGAGAGGTCACCCCCAGGCAGGTGCGGATCAGCGCGGGCAATGCCAAAGTACCCTATGCCAGGGTGCACAATGAGGGGTTTTATGGACGGGTCACAGTGCCCGCCTATGTCAACCCCAACTTTATGGGCAGAGGGCAGTCCGTGCCCATCAAAGCCCACACCAGACAAATGCGCATACCGCAGCGCCAGTTTATCGGGATCACCCGTCCACTGAACGACCGCATACGTGACCGCATCATTATCGGAACAAAACAAAGGCGATAGCCACCAAAGACTATGAAAACCCTCTATCTCAAAACCCTGGCAAAGCTCCAGGAGATCACCGATCTGAAATACATAGACCTGGACACAGGCCAGCTGGACGCTCCAGATGCCGATGGCCGATACCCGGTAAACTTCCCCTGTGCACTCATAGGCGTGCAGATCCCCCGTGCGCGGGATCACAACCAGGCTGGCTCCAAGCAGGAGGTGGAGGCCCTCATCAACATACGGCTGGGCGTGGATTTTAGTGGCAACACCAGCAGCACCACCCCGGAGGGCGTGCGCGCAGAGTCGCTCGGGTACTTTGAGCTGGCAGATCTCATCTGGGAGAAGCTCCAGGGGTGGAAGGACAGCGAGCTGAGTCAGTTTTCGAGAGTGAGTGCGCGCGAGGAGCGCCGGGGCGACAGGGTGAAGGTGGTCAATATCCCCTTCAGCACGGGATACATACAGACCAAAACCACCTAGCGCACGGTCATCACAGACCAGTTCAGATAAGGATACTTGCGGCTAAGATCTTTGGGCGTGGGGGCGGTGGCTTTCAGCTCCTGGAGCAGCTCCTGGCGCTCGCCCAGCTTGTCTATGATGGTGCGGTGTGTGAGGTCAAACTCGTTTTCGAGCTCCTCCAGGCATTTGGTAAACCCGAAGCGGTTCATGGTGCCATAGTAGTAAAAGCGGATGGCGATCTTGTCTTTTTGGCGCTCTTGGAAGACCGACCGCTGGCCCTGCTCTCCGGCAGTCTCCAGCGGTGTGTCTATCAGATTGTACAGGCGCTCACCCTTCATAGGGTAAAAATACGTAGCTGAGGCTGAAAAGGGTAATAAAGTTAGTTGGAGGCGCTTAGGTTTAGCTCATCAGCCACCTCATTTGCAAGCTTTACCATTTTATTCCACACCCTCTCTGTTAAAGGCCAACTGCACGGCCCTCCATTATGGCTTATCAACAGTTTTGCTTCATCAAACCACCCATAACTTCTAATGCCGTGAGCATTATCCTCACGTACCACACTTATCTCAAAGGCGCTACTGTTTGCTTTCCCTTTTATGTTTACAATCCATTTGCCCACATAATTGTCGTCGGGCTCCTGCTGGAGCATATCTATAATTTGCAATCCTTGAATAGACTTAAATAGCTCTTTGAATGAACCAGGAACAATCGGAATCACCGGAGTGTTGTACGAATTTCCTTTTGTATCCTCGTGTCTAAACGATACCAAATGGCTGTAATATTCGCCCCCTATGAATTGTCTAAATACCTTCATTTTCATCTCACAGTTTAGTTGGAGGCAGGCTGTGCGGACTTACAGCGAGCTATAAAATCCGCATCGCTTTCATTCACTCCCTGCTGCACGATCACCTCCTCCATGTCCTCACTTCTCATTTGCCATAGGCCACTATCTTTGTATAGCGGCATATTCTCGGGAAAATCATAAAGGAGGCCACTCATATTGGAGGCTGCCAGCTTCAATATTTCGGCTGCTGCCGCCTCTTCGCTCCAGTCTTCTAATTTGATGTAGGAAATCAGTTCTTTCAACTTCCTTCCCTCGCTCACTTGATCCATTGCGTTCATAATTCAGTTGTTTAGTTGGAGGCAGGTGGCTCACCTATGATACACGTAAACTTAGATCCGTCATTCTCATACCTAACAGTTTCCCACCACTCACAAAGAATCCTCCCGTCTACCCTCAGCACATTGAGCTGGTTGGGGTACCGCTCCAGGAGGCATCTGGTCTTTAAGAAATGCACCAGCTCCATTCTATTTTCAAACTCAAAGCCGTTTTCCTTCAGTTTGCCCAACAATTGATCCTCTCGGGACTTTATAGTCTGCTGCACCATGCTGGTACGTAATTCGCTCACTTTATTATAGGCCAGTTCGGCCATTGCGTTCAGAGCCTCTATGGTCTCAGGCTTCACGTTTTTATCGACCACCGCAGTACCATACTTGAGTGGGATTCGTTTTTCATTTTCTTGCATGGGCTTAAAAAAGGTTGTTTAAAAACTGAACTGATATTTCTTTGACTCCTATATACATCCACTCACCCTCTATTTTTTCAAATAAGACCTCCCCATCGCCAAAGGGTATCCAGCAAGTCCTTCGCATCATGGCCGCCTCGTCTATCTCGGCCCGTGTTTTTCCTATTCGCAGCAGCACTCCGTCGGTGTATGCTCTCCAGTCCTCCATTTCCATTCTATGACTGGGAATTTCAAGTGAAAGGCTCACAGTCGCTCATAGTCTTTGTCCAGTATGCGGATGAAGCCCTCGCCCACGGTGCCGGTGTACACAGCCCCGGCCAGGGTGATGGAGAGGTGCGGGTGGTCATAGGCGTATGGCAGGGAGACCGGGGTGTTGAGGATGTCGGTCTTTTCGCGGGCGGCGTACCGCTGCACCTCCGTCTCAGAGGTGAAGGTGAGGATCTGATAGACCTGGCTGCCATCCAGCGAGCTGGAGTAGTCAAAGGCGGCCCATCGGGAGCCCTCCAGCGAGGGCTGCGGCTCCTCCTGGTGGCAGGCGGCCAGCAGCAGGAGCAGGAGTAGTGTCAGTATGTTTTTCATGGTGGTTAATTAAGTTATACGTAAATCTAAAAGGTTTTAACGGTATTTTAAAAGGGGTGGTTATTGGGGTGAATCACCTGCGTTTGCGCTTCTTTCTTTTCTTTCTGTTTTTAGCACAGGTACGTTGGTGCTTTCTGTAGTTATGAATTTGAACATTTCGATCAATCCAAATTTCAGGCACTTCAGGCAGCCTGTGGCGATTCCGGTTCTATTGGTTCAGTAAGGTGAACATTAACACCTCTCAATAAAACGTGGCGCGAAAGGGCTTCAGCTAATGCCATATCACCACGAGCTCCAACTATCTGAAGAGTGTTCTTGTCTGTATTTGATTCTTCTGTTTCCATTCTTTTCTAAGGGTTATTTTTTTCTTGGCGCGGCCCCCGCTTATCCCGATCATGCCGCTCGTCGCTACGCGCACTCCGGCACAGATCGTTAACAGCCGCTAAGAATCACTTCGCTGCGCTACGCAATTCCAAGCTTGGTGTTGTGCGCAATTTAGCTCACGCACACAGCATTTGTTTCGCTTTCATCTCTTTCCCAATCTTCATATTGTTCAGACGAAATGAAATCTCTGTCCTCAAAAATCCCTTTACTTGGTGAGTAATAAACCAAATTATATCCATTACCCTCATCGTCTTTGCTTGTAACTACTTGCATTTCTAATGTTTCGGGATTTTCTTCTGCGAACTTTTGTAGTCCTTCAATGTATTCTTTTAATGTCATAATAAAACTGCGCACAACATTGTATATAAATCAGTGGCGTTGTACGTCTATTTTGAACCACCTTTGCTGTTAATTTAGTTTTGTACGGTTAGCAATATTACAGCTATCAATCGCCACCGCTTCATATACTTAGCCGTTAGCATTCAGTTTTAAGAAATAAATAAAAGCCAACCCTCCTAGACGCATAGCTGTATTGCTTTAAATATCTCATAAGCCACTTGTGGCACTATCGCATTACCTACTCCTTTAATTCTGTCCACCCTATCGGGTATCCCATCAATATCTCTGAAAACTCTGGGGTCAGTTCCTTTCCGTACACGTTCCGAAACCAGCGATCCAGGGAGACGGATTTGTTCGTGTTGAAATTCAGCATCTCTTTTGATGTGCATTCCCTCTTGATATGATCTGAGGCTGTCGGTGTTGGTATCATGTGTGTTGCTTTTAAAACCGATGATCCAAATTCTATCTCGGTTATGGTACGCTCCGACCGTGTAAGCTGGTAGATGATACGTTTCTGTTTGATACCCCAGAGCTTCCAAGTCATCAAGCACTTGGTCGAGTGCCATGTCAATGAGGCCATACACGTTTTCGCCAATAACAAAGGCTGGTTTAACCTCTCTAATAACTCTAAGCATTTCTGGCCAGAGATAGCGATTGTCTTTTTTCCCTTGCTTTTTCCCAGCCTTTGAGAATGGCTGGCAGGGAAAGCCTCCTGAAATAATATCAACTGGTTCGAGGTTATGTCCTCCGATGTTTCTAATGTCATCTTGTATAATTTTATGATTGAAGTTTTTCCTCAACACTTTACAGCAAAAGGGATCTAATTCATTTGACCAAACTGGGGTTATTCCTGCCCATTGTGCAGCAAGTGGAAATCCTCCGATTCCTTCAAATAATCCCCCAAGTTTTAACGTATTTTTTCCCACGCTTCTTTTTATTTATTTCTTAAAACCGTCCTACCCTCAATGCCTTCGCTCAATGCTAACAATACGTATGGGTGCATTTACCCACGCTCAAATCATTCCTACCGCACACGCACCATACGATCAGCGTTGTGATAGAATGGCTCGGCTTTCAGCCTCACTATTCCGACCGCCCTTGCAGGGCTTTACTCGGAACATTCTATCACAACAGCCCACGCACGGCCAAGCCTCGCCACTCTACACAACACGCAGTATCTGCAATGGGAATCAGGCCCCGCAAATAATGAAGTCCTCTGAAGCTCCCGGCTTGTCCGTCTGCTGTTCCACACTCTCAGATTTTAAAACCTCAATTGCTGCTATAATCGAGGCAAAAGCGGATGCTTCTCCGCTGCTAAAATTCCTTTGAGGTGAATTGATCCCATCAATACTTTCCCAATGTCTCTTTTCAGCTTTCGCCTCCTGGAGACGTGCTTCTAATTTCTGTTTAAGTCTTTCTAATGTATCCATTTCATAAATCGTCTTTAAAATCTTACGTGTTCCCACAGCAGATACTGCGTGGGCTGTTAGGGAATGAATATGTTCCGCTTCGCTCCACTACGAAAATCGTTCGTGCCTCACTTTCCTTTTCGATATTCATTCCCTAACGAGCCACGTCAAAGCTCTTGGAGCATCTAATCGAGCAGGTGCGAAACGAAACATACTCACCCTAACAACGTGTATCAACTACGAGAGGCGAGCTTTGTCTCCTGCTTCACATTCTCGGAATTTTTAAATTCCAATATCTTTTCTTCAACTAGAGCAAAAGCACTCATAGCAGCTTCAGAACACTCCATTGCATGGTATCTCTGTTTGTTGTTCCAGTAGGTAACCTCACTTTCGGCTTTTGCTCTTTCAGCTTTTACAAAAGCTATCAAATCATCAATTGTATTCATATTCTAATCATTTAAAATTCCTTCATGTTCTCGCAGTAGATACACGTGGCTCGTTATGGCACATACACACCAAGCACTTTGCAAATCATATCATCAGCGTGTCTAATACAATCTATTGGATCACTTTAATGCTGGAGATGTGGTGGTATTTAGGTTCCGCCTACAGTCTGATGCACAGGTATTACTTGTGCCATTTTTGGTTCAAACCAACTAAGAAATACAGTATTCGGGTCTGCCCTGAGATACTCAGGAAACTGCGACACCCGGCAGTAGGCACTCAGGTGCTCATGCAGGGGCGTGTACAGGTTGGAGCCCGCCATGATCTGCACGGGCATACCCTCGGATCTCACTATCTCGGCGGCTTCAGCGCTCCACGACTCCAGCACCCGGGCAAAGGCCTCCGCCATAGACGGGGGCTGCTCCAGTCCGGCCAGCATGGCCTTTAGGTCTTCAAGGTTTAGTGTCTCCATTCCGTTTTCATCTGTGTGGTATGAAAACCGTAGCTTCCATAAGCGCTTTCAAGTTGTTTGATGTATTCAGTTAAATCAGCCATATATGTAAAATTTAAAGTTTTGTCAGTTTTCATTTATCCTCATCGATGCTCCTGGAGGCCTGTATCAGAGACTTGATCCCCTCAAAAATCAGGTAGCTGATAATCGCTATTCCCATCCAGGTGTTATGATCCTGGTTCTTTAGGTATTCTATTGTCTCTATCATCTCTCTACCCGCTCATAGCCACACCGCTCCATCTCTGCCTGGAGCACCTCCACAGACTCGCCCACCAGCCCTCCATAGGGCACTGGCGCGCGCTGCACCGAGCCTTCAAATACCCAAAAGGTCACATCCTGCCGCCGCACGGTGTTTCGCACCCTGCGCATGTACTTGTGAAACTCACAGTAGATCACAAAGGCGATGCCCTGCTCATCGCGGTGTTTGATGCAGTGCTCACACCGGGACTTGTAGCTGCCCGGAGCCTTCTCCCCACAGGGGCGCTGCTGGCAGATGGGGCATGTAGGCGGGGTAATGGAATTAAATATGCTCATATCGATTTCATAAATGACTGATGTACTCGCTCAAACACGGTGAGCACCCGCCCCAGCTCGTGGGTGGTGATCTTATCCAGTGGCACCTTGGCAGGGCTGTAGTTTTGACACCAGGCATTGATGCGCTGCATGTCCACCTTGCCATCTTCCACCTCCCAGCCCATGTCGTGGGCCAGGCTCAGCAGCTTATTGACCATGCGCTGGCGACCAGTATCGCCCTGGAAGGCCGTCACCAGGGCATTGCACTCCCGGTGGGTCATCTCTGCTATGTGGGTGGTGCGCCCGCCCGTGTACTCGCGCACGGTGGCTTCCTTCTCCGGGGTGTCTGACAGCCCGTGGGCATGCAGGATGGCTCGTATCATTTTGATCTGTTTGGCATTGATGCTCATGACTCAGTATTTAAGGGTTGTCCAGTGAATGATTTTTCCCACGAAGCACTGATGTGCTTTGTCTTTTTTGCACTCCCTTATGAAATACTCCTCAAATTCTTGAATAGAGGTGAACCCGTCATTTATGGCCAGAGTACTAGTCCTCCAGTAGTGATACCGACCATTGATAGATATTTCCAGCCCGTTGATTCTGTCGTAAGACATGAATATATTCTGCACACCCAGGCAGGGGAGCACCGGGGCAAACTGATAGCGCCATTTCTGTTGGTTGCCCACCACCATGTGGATGTCCAGGCCCACGCGCCATCTGTCTGTGGCATCGGTGCGGATGGTGTGGATCTTCGGGGTGGGCCAGTCAAACTGCCACGGGTAGTCTGGCAGGAGCTCCCGCAGGCCCTCGCGGAGGGCAGGCATGTGGTGCGGGTAGTCCTGGGCGATGCCCGCCAGTATCCGCTCTGGAAAGTGCGTGGGCACGGTCTGTGCTTTGTCGTGATAAAGTGAATATCCTAGTGTCATAAATCTATCGTTTTTAGCTATTAAGTGTATTCCAATTGTTTTCAAATGCCCGCCGCTTCAGGTAGTTTTCAGGGTCGAGCTTGGCCCGGCCATTCATGCGCTGGAGGTACAGGTCGTATGGTTTGATGCTGAGGATGCACTGGATGCGCTCCGGCTCGCTCAGCTTGTCCCACAGGGGCTCACAGCGCTTTCGATTCACCTTCTTGTTATACAAGCTCCAGAAGGCCTCAAACGACGTGTCTGGCGGGATGAGCTCCACCTTGCAGTGGCGGCCTTTGTCATTCATGAAGGCCGCCACCCGGCGCAGCTGCTCTGGGGTGAGGGGCAGCTTGTCAAACATCCACTCCAGCGCAGCACTGTCCATCTCTGCCTCGTTGTGGTAGAAGACCAGCACCCCACTGCTAAATCCGTAGATGATGGAGCCCTTCACTTTGGTGAAACTCAGCACATGCTTTTCCATGCTCATGACTTCTTGGTTTTTTTGGTGGCTTTCTTCTCTGCGCGCATGCGCTTGCTGAAAAACACGGGGTTCAGCTCCCGGGCTTTCTCCTCCCAGATCACGTAGGGCTCAAAGCCCCCGTATCGGTTTTTCTCCACATGAGCGATGTACTTGCTCACGAATATGCCCATGCCGCCATCGAAGATGATCTGCTCACTGATGCGCTTGCTCACTATGCCAGACTTGCTGCTGTGGGCCAGAAAGATGAAGGTGATGCGCCCGGCATACTTCTCCTTCAGAAAGATGTAGTCCTCCCACTTAAACCCCGTGTAGTCCAGGCTATCGATCACCAGCACATCCGGGGCATTGCGTTTGATCTTGCCACTGGGTGAGGAGAGGTAGTTGTCCAGGTCTTCCAGGTAGGTCACGTTGGCCCCTTTTTTCTCTGCCGGGGCTATGGGATAGAAAAACCCATTGACCTCCTCCATGCGGTTTCGGCTGGTGGCCATTTGGAGGTCAAAGCCGTGGCCCTGCTCGTAGGAGAGCCAGGCCACTTTCAGTCCCATGCTGGCCAGGGCTTTGGCCAGTCTCACGGCAAACTCTGTCTTGCCATTGCCGGAGTATCCATAGATGACCAGGATAAAATACTTGGTGACGCGCCCCAGCGTGGCAGCAAAGGCCGCGTCCCTGATGTTGAGCAGTTTAAACTTGGTCTGATGAAATTGTTTGATGCCGAGTACTTTCATTTAATAGTTTGTAGGTATGGTGATGATAGATTTATCCGCTCTGGCTCTCTGGGCTTTTCGCTCCATCTTTTGGCGAATCATTTTGGTTTTGGGAGCGAGTCCGTTTCGCACACGCAGGGCTTCCATCTGGTAGGTACGGCGCAGCCCGGCAGAGATAGCTGCGGGGTTGTTGTTTCTGCGGGCATTCTCCTCCATGCTGATATTCTCCAGATTTTCTATGGTGCAGTTGAGCGGGTTACCGTCGCGGTAGGAGATCATGCCGCTGGTAGGCAGACTACCATAGTGCAGCCACCAGGTGAGGTAGCTGAGTCGCTCATATCTGCCGCCGCTTATAGACCCTCCAGACCACTTTACCATCACGGTCTGGCGGCCATCCTGCTCCCATAGGGCTATAGCTCCCTGTGGGCGGGCATCGCGGGTTTTCCATACCTTGTGGTGGTTATATCTGCCTTGCTTAGCGTTTTTGCGGTGGATCGCCACTATCTGCTCACGGGTACGCTTCAGGCCCATGTAGTGCCTTTTTTTCTCTATGTGCTTTTTCGTCCATGTAAATCCCTTGGGGTATAGCGCCTCCATGATCTCAGCGATCTCCACATCTCCTATCAGCGGATAGTAAGCCAGCAGAAAGTCGGTTTGCTCTTTGGTCCAGTAGGTATAGTTCATGACTCTAATATTTGTTTGATTGATTTGCCCTGAAACATGGTATAGCCTATCTCATCCTCGAAGGACATCATCTTCTCGGCATGCTCAGGATCTATCTCAGCAGATGTTTTCACATCACTGCTGCACGCCAGAAGGCATATTTTACAGGATTTCCTCTTCATCCCGGCTGCATAGGTATAGAAGAGCTCCTGTCCATGCTCTGCCACTTTATTTCTTACCCACGATTCCTTCCTGGCATGGATAGGTAGGCAATCCACCACAAATCGCCCAGGGATAGTAAGTCGCTTATTCACTTTGAAGGGCTTCTTTTTTGCCCTGGAGGTAGACTCCTCTGCCCGGATACCCATACAGTTGAATACTGTTTTCCATCCCTCATCACGGCATATTTTTCGGACTACCTTCTCTATGGGATCTCTCTTCAAATCTGAGGTGCATTGGCGTGAAGAGGATGAGGGGAAGGATGGCACATCAGGGCGATTCATCTTTCTGGATCTCACCATGTCAAAGAAGGTCTTCTTTGCCTGGGTAAATATCACCCTATACCCTTCACAGTTCTTTATGATATACTCCTCGGTGCCTTCCCAATCCATCCCAGGGAGAATTGCATGCACGACTATAATCTGACTGGGTGGTATCCTCATATCTTGGGTTATGTATAGAAACATAGCCCTGGAGTCTTTCCCTCCAGAATCATTAATCACGTAAAGTCGCCTATCTCTCAAACTCATTTTAAAACTCCTTTAAAAGGGAGCCGCCCTGTTGCGGCTCCCGGTTTATTTGGCCCCTGAAAAGGAGCGCTACTACTCTGTCGTGGTTTTTGCACCGGAGGCAGGACTCGAACCTGCGGCTGGCTTCTTTGGAGCCCGTCACCAAGCAGCTTTGGTAGCTGCTCACTCCGGCTGGTTGCCGGGGGTAACCACTCCCCCGGACTTATTCACCCAACAAACACACGGCTATCCGCCGTTTCTTCACAGCACCTTCCGGGTCTTCTCCATCAGGGCTTTCAGATCCTCTATGATGGCGCTGGCCTCAAATACGTCCACATACTGCCAGTCCATGGCCTTCACCTGGTAGTGCACTCTGCCCATCATCTTGACGATCATGTCTACCTGTGCCTGGGAGCATGAGGGGCCGTTCATGAGGTCTTCACATTAAACTTGTCCACCACCTGCACGCTGATGCCCTCAAAACCCTTGGGCAGCTTGCGCGCCTCTATGAACACCTTAAACTTCTCCAGCCTGGGGGTGAGCTTCACCAGGTCTCTGAAGCCCTTGCGATTGGCCAGGGTGAGCAGGTCGGTGTTTTCCTCTGTCACCGCCTCACCATCGGCAGTCACCAGGCCGCTGCTGGCACGCCAGATCAGTTTGCCATGGTCAAAGTCGCAGGTCTTGCCGTCACCCGGCCACCAGGCTTTCAGGTTGCTCTCTGCCAGCTGGAGCAGCTGCTGGTCTATGTCGGTGATGCTCTCCGTGAGGGCCAGGGTTTTCTTCTTGAAGGCCTCCTGCTTTAGCTCCAGGGCTTTGCGCGCTTTCAGCAAGTCCTCGACCTGCTGCACGTCGCTCTTTTCCATTGTATTTGCTTTTACTGTCATAGTCTTTAGTCTTTTTCTAAGTTGTCCAGCTGCTCATTGAGGGCGGCCAGCTCCTGTATCTTGTCATGGCGTGCCTCACGGTCTGCATGGGGGTGGTCTCGCAGCCAGCAGGAGATCACAGCTATCTGTATCATTATTTCCACGATTTGTTGGTCGTCCTTCATTGCTTGATCATTTGTGTGATTTCTTCTTTCATGTTGTCCCACTGGATGGTCTCGGCCAGCTGCTTGATCCGCTCCATGAGCAGGGTGCGCTCCCTGTTGGTCATGGGGTAGCGCAGCTCGCCGATCATAAAGTCCAGGTAGCGCTGCCTGCGGCTGTAGGTCTGCACCCGCCTGCGGATAAACCGCCTGATATGGATGGGGATGAGTTTCATTATCAGGCATACTCCCGGTCTATCTCGTTAAATATCTGATCTGCCACCAGCACCTCATACTGGTAGTCATGCTCCATATAGGCCCGCATGGCATTGTACCAGCAGTACAGGGTCATGGCCTCCTGGTCATTGAGTGAGATACTCTTGGGGGTTTTGGGATCTGTCCAGACCTTGCGGCTCTTTTTGTCCAGTCGGTCAGAGAGCTTTTCCATGAGGGTGCTGATCAGCTTGTCTGCCATGTTGTTGATAGGCATGATGCGCAGGCCCTCAGATACCAGCAGGGAAAAGCCCTGTAGCTGTGTGCGTGTGAGTTTTATTCGCATTTCTCTAGTTGTTTGGTCAGGGTTGAATAATGCTCGCGAGTGTCTGCATACTGTCTCACCCACAGCTGCATGGTCTCCACCCATTCTTTGTAGCACTGGGTGGGCACCTCTATGGCAGCCATGATGGCGGCCACATCGTGGGTCTGCTGCAAGTGCATCAGGTACACAAACATCTTGCGGGCGTAGGGTAGTGGGCGCTTGCGCGAGCTGCCTTGCAGATCCGCCACTGATACGCCATATTCTTTGGCCACGAGCTCCAGTACCTTGCCTGTGCTCACGGGTAGCTGTAGTGTTCTGGTCATTTCACTGTCTCTTTGATGATCCGGTGCATCATGTCGCTGTAGCTGGTCTCCATGATGCGCCTGTGGGGCCTCATGCTGGCCTCTGTGAGGTTGTGCACCTCGTCGCGGTAGTAGGCCTCATATTCATGTTTGAAGAGCACAGAGCTCATCTCCATAAAGTGTCTGTCTCGCCGCATCCAGTGCAGTCTCCACCAGCTCCATAGCTCCTTCTGTGCCAGGATAGACTCCAGCAGGGCATCGTGCAGGGGCAGGTCAGACATGCGGCGTATATAGGCCACGCCAGTCTCATACTGAAAGGTGGCATACTGCTCATCTGTCCAGCCCAGGAGGTTCTGCACCTGTAGCTTCACAGCCGCCAGCTCCCTTCGGGTTTTCTCTATGTGCGTGAGTTTTTTCATTTGGCTATCCCATGTTTGGTCATTAGGTCATTTACTTCATGCTCCAGGAGGCACTCCTCCAGCAGCGCCCTCACCTGGGATTCACTCCATATACCCTCCTTTTTGTACAGTCCCTTGTGGCAATCCCCCAGTATGGACTCCACGCCTCTGTCAAAGGCTTCGCTCTCTAGCTGCTCTATGGCTGATGGATCTTTGCAAAATCCCGCATATGCGGCCCGCTCCATGGCTATCTCCTCATAGAGATGGCGATCTTGCTCTGCCCGCTGTAGGGCTGTCTTCCCTGTTGTGATCAGGTCAACCACTAAGGCCTGCCCACCGACCGCCTGACTTGTTTTCTCTCCTGCTTTCATGCGTTCCCTCCTGCTCCGTGTAAGTGGTCATTGTCGTCGTTGGATGAGGTGCTGCCCCATCGGCCCAGTATGAGTATTGCCACACCTAGCAGCACTATGGTGATGAGGTCTTTAAGCATGGCGGCCTCCTTTCTCTTTGGCGGGCATGATGACTCCCTGAGACGGCTTGCGCAGTGCCTCCATCAGCTCCTGGCGCTGGGCCGGAGTGAAGCGGGTGAGGTCTGGACTCACCACCATAAAGGTGTCTGGCAGGTCTGTCTCCAGCGCAAAAAAATGATCGTGGATGGCCAGCTCCTCATCGGTGCAAAATTCCCGCATCCAGGCATCAAAGGCCATGAATGGCCAGGCGATGAGATACAGTGGGCTCAGGATCACTATAGCCAGCACCAGCAGGTATGCGGATGCCACGCCCAGCGCAAAAAGCACTGCGGCTTTCACCTCGCTGAGGTTGATCTCCAGCAGGTGCTCCTGGCCCCACTGGTTACCCATGATGGTTTCGTGTTTCAGTAGTCTGATCATAGTTCGTTTAGTTTGATGATTTCCTCCACGGCCTTGATCTCCGGGCCGTAGTGCTTCAGGTAGTATTCTTTCTGCGAAGTGCAGCAGGGCGGCACTTTGTCGTGCATCTCACACCACTGGGCCAGTGCCCGGTCTGTGTAGGCTGTGTGGTAGTAGATAGGCTTAGGCAAGGGCGGCCTCCTTTCTCTTTTCGGCAAAGACCAGGCGCTTCACACGGCGCAGGTCACTGTCGCTTTTGTTGATGATCTCATTGATGGTCTGCTCATCATAGATGCCATTGGCCTTGATGATGTCACGCTGCTCATCCTTGCTGGGGGGCTGTATCTCCATAAACTTCTTGCCCAGGCGCGAGTAGATCTCTGCATAGCCTTTCTTATTGATGGCCACCCCGTTTTTGATGCGCTTTTGCAGATAGTCTGTGGCCATCAGTATCAGCCCACACCTTGCCTCCAGGTGATTGTATAGTGATATGAAAAAGTACAGCACGCCATCGCTCAGCTTGTCTGCCTCATCCAGCACGATCACCGGGCGGTCTGCCCGCTCAAAGAAGTCCAGTATGGTCTCCATCATGTCGGCCACAGAGTAGCCACTATTGGGCTTGCCTATGGCATCCAGGAGCTTCTGGAGAAAGATGCGCTTATTGAAGTAGTCGGAGCACTTCACCATATAGAAGTTTGGCTGACTCATCATATAGGAGGCTGTGGCGGTTTTGCCCGAGCCTGAAAAAGCGATGATCCCAAAGGTGAGCGCGTACTTGGCTGCATCGTCAAAGAGGTCTTTAAAATCATTGAAAGTCTTGGTCTCCACCATTTTCCACTCGCCCTCATCGCCCACGCTCACCTGCTTTTTCACCTTGCGCCACATCTCATCGGATATGTTGGCCCATTTATCTCCGGCTTTCAGCATGTTGCTCACTGTGGCGTTGGATATTTTCAGCGATGTACTGGCCGCGTTTGCACTTCCTTTGTGGAAGGTCTCTATGTACAGCTGTAGGTCTTGTTTGATCTGTTCTTTCTGATCTGTTGTTAGTGTGTTATTGCTCATTTTTACCTGTGATTTTGTTGTGAATTATTTGGTTTACTGCTTAGAATCTCCAGTCGCTCCCCCGGTCTCCGGGCTCTGCCAGTGCCCGTGGCACTTGCCTAAACTCATCCAGCACCAGGTTCAGGCCTTTGCCATCGGATATCAGCACCTGGCTCAGGTCATGCTCATCGTAGTACACCTGCACTTCCTTCCCTACATTTTCAAGTATTTGCTGTTGGCTCATCTCGTAGTGTCGTTTCACTCCGCCCAGGGTAAGGGTCACCCCGTCTGCCTTTATCTTGATTTTGTTGTTGCTCATTTTTACCTGTGATTTTGTTGTGAATTATTTGGTTTACTGCTTAGAATCTGTCATAAATGCTTTCCTCTACCTTTTGAGGCTGTTTTAAAGGTTTTTTAGGCTCATTTAAAAGCTCATTTTGTGCACATACCCCCCCACTTTCGTGACCATTTTGTGCACCATTTTGGGTGCTAGCCCTGCCATTATGCGGGCCTCCGGCTGTCAGTAGCCGGGCATCTTCATAGGCTATTTCCTTCACCTGCACCCCCGCCATCAGGCGGCTCTCTGCGTCTATCTTTGCCCTGTCCAGCACCTGGTCTCGCTGGTCTATGAAGCCGCGCACCATAGGGGCCAGGGTCTTCTTTTCGGCCAGTAGCCTGTCCAGTCGCTCCCGGTCTCCGGGCTCGTAGTCTGCCAGTGCCCGTGGCACTTCCCTAAACTCATCCAGCACCAGGCGCAGGCCTTTGCCATCGGTGATCAGCACCTGGCTCAGGTCATGCTCATCGTAGTACACCTGCACTTCCTTCCCTACATTTTCAAATATTTGTTGCTGGCTCAGCTCGTAGTATCGTTTCACTCCGCCCAGGGTAGGGGTCACCCCATCTGCCTTTATCTGGTTGGTTTTGATGTGTTTCTTGCCAAATATGAACAGCCTCTGGTCCGCGGATAGGAGCATCTTTTTGGCTTTTTCGCTGCTTTCAAATGCCTGTAGCCATTCCTCATGCCGGGTCATATCTGACCCTTTGCGCTTGGTGTTGCGCATAGCCCATATAAACTGGTCTATCTTTTCGGCTGCCACAGAGATGTCGGGGAAGTTTGCAGGCTTCAGATTATCCCTGTTGATCTTGGTTTTAGAGTCTATGTTGTGCCCGGAGTAGTGCCCGTTCATCACCAGCTTTAGCATCTGGTGCCATGTAGTACCAAAGGATTGCTCTATGTATTTACCGTTAGGGTTGTGCAGCCCTGCGGGTATAAATACGTCCGTGGTGGACTCGTAAAACTCCTGTAGTTCGGTCTTCCCCTTGCTGCTGATTCCCCAGCGGTCGGTCTTCACCTCCTGCCAGCTGTAGGCCGCACCTGTCAGGTGCATCACATGCCTGTGGGCATTGCGGTAGGCTTCTTTCACCAGCTCTTTGGTCACAGTATCGCCCCAGGCATAGCCCAGTATGTAGTCGTTATAGGTATCTATCACCACATAGAGCGCGGGCCTGTACCAGTCATTTCCTGGCAGCCTGAAGAATGCGTCCATATTGTTATCATCACTCTCTACCAGCAGCAGGGGAGCACTTGCGCGCTTGCCTTTGATCTTCTTGGAGGCCAGTTGGTTGAGCGCACCTATGCCAGATTTCTCATATTCCAGGCGGGCACGCCACATTTTGCGCCTGTAGCCCACCGTCCCTGGCTTGATCTGCTTCCGTCCGTTCTCTCTGGCCCAGGCATTATAGGCATCAGCCACTATGGTATCATCGTGCCCTTTGCTCATCATCTTGAAGAGTAGCGCCTCAGCCACATCATCGGCCACCTTCTTGGTGCGGTCATTGCCAAACTTATCTTTGTCCACCACCAGGGCCTCATAGCCCACCTCCTGGTAGGTCTTGATCGTGGCGGTCAGGTGCCTGCGGCTCTTGGGCAGATGCACCTGGTGTATCTTCATCATCTCGGCCACGCAGCTCCAAAAGGTCATGATAGGGATGTTTAGCTCACGGCGTAGCGCTCGCTTATCGCCTGTCAGTCTGATGATCATATTCAGCCATTCGGCATTTCTGGTGTACCGCGCCACATAGTTGATCTGTGGCTTGCCCTGTAGGTCTTTGTCTTGGTTGGGGAGCTTATCGCCTGTAGGTAGCACGTAGTTGTTGTAAAATTCCAGTGCCGCAGGATCAGGATAAATGCTGTTCAGGATAGGCTGCTTGGCAGCATATTCGTAGGGATCACCATAGTGCTTTCTGATAGCCAGCTTGTATTTGTCTGGCATAGATTCCAGCTCTATATACACTTTGCTGCCATTACCACCCCGCCCATGCACGGTCAGGTGCCCACGCTTGCGCATTTTGTGGTAGTTATCCGGGGAGGTAAACTCCGGCACCAGCTCCTCATAGGTGAGGCACAGTATGTCTCCCAGGTACTGCATCAGTTCGCCTTCGTTTCTATGGTGCAAATACGTTCTACCTCCTGTAGGAGCTTGGTGCCCCCATCATATAGCAGGTCATCCACCGCCAGTACCTTCTGAGCTACAATACTTTTCTGATCCACCAGCTGCACACGCAGTTTCTTCACATAGGACTCAGATACGCCACATATCTCAGCCACCTCTGCCGCCGTGTAGCGATATTTTTTGTTACCTCTTGTTTTTTTGTTTTTATATTTACTCATCTTTATTGTACTTGCGAGTTCAAATATTGTAGTTATTAACTTTAAATGCAAGTCAACAACTACAATTTTGTTAGAAAAATTTAAGTGAACCACTGCAAATGGGCGTTTTTAACCATAACATGCGATTTCTGCGCAATAGGCTAAAGCTGAGTCAACAAAAAATGGCTGATGCTTTGGGTGAGAAGCGTGGTAAACTGGCAGCTTATGAGGAAAATGCCCACGCCAGACCTGAGTTTTACGAGAAACTGGTAGTGAATTACAGCATTAACATGCAAAAATTCCTGTTTATTGAAATGAATGACGACAATTACTCGTCGTTTTTCACTACCAATCAGGATGACGAATCGACCAGTTTGGTCATGGAGCCGGAGGCCTCCTATCAGAAAAAGGACATGGCCTGGCTACTAAATCAGGTGCGAAATGAAAATGATAAGGCCACCAGGGCACAGCTTGTGGATAGCCTCAATATCATGATCGGAAAATTGGAAGATGAAAAGAATGAGGTGCAAACAGATCTGATGAACCTCCTCAAAAAGATGCGAAACTTTTAGATCATTGGGTATTTACCATTCAGCTCCTGGATGGTCTGTTCTATGGCTCTTTTTTTGGCACGTACCCTGCGCACATACCACACCAGTACAGCACTCAGAGCCACTATGATCAGCAGTAGCCCTCCCAGTTTCACCCAGGTATATATGCGCTGATCCCGTTCCCTGCTGGCTATGTCCTGCATGATTCGTTCATGCTCCAGCTCTATCATTTGCTGAGCAGTCACAGCCTCCAGCCTGTCCTGGTTGTAGAGTACCTGCCGCACCTTCGCCGCAAACCCCGCCACCAGGGTAGAGTCCTTCACGGCATGTATATAGTCCAGATACTCATAGCTCCTGGCCAGCTCCACAGAGGAGTACACCTGCACACTCAGCAGTCTGTCTATCCGGTTGTCCAGGTAGTTTCGGTCTTTTATATTGTGCCGTATGGCCAGCATCAGCATGGAGTCTGCTCGGTTGTAGTCACCAGTCAGGTAGTGTAGCACCCCCATATTATTCAGTGTCGGAATCACCAGGCTGCCGCTCCCTATGCCTTCACCCACCTTTAAAGCACATTTAAAAGTCGACAAAGCTGTGTCATATTGAGCTTGTTTCATTAGCAGATACCCCGCATTGTTCAGGGGTTTGTACTTATTCACATCACTATCAGCCCACCTCATAGCCTCCTCAAAGTGAGCCGCTGCTGTGTCGCTATAGGTAGGACTTTCCTCAGCTATCAGGGTGTACAGTAGCCCTAGCTCATTGAATATTTTAGAGTACATTCCGGCATCATCTTTGGCGTTACCCTCCACGCGTATCACGTGGTATGCGCTCATATACCATTGGAGAGATTCGTCATGGTTGCCTTCCAGCTTGTGGGCCAGTCCCATATCCAGCCGCATTCTGGCTATCAGTTGATAGTCTCCATGGCGTTCAGCGTGTTTTAGCCCCTTCTCATAAGCCCTCAATGCAGTCTTTGGCACATGATTATTGAGGGCTACCGTGCCTATATTCTCATAAAGTCGTGCGGTGTTGTTGTCATCCCTCAGTTTATCGTAGATCCTGGCAGCGCCATAGTAGTAGTTTGAGGCATTGATCGGCTGGTTATTCCAGTCATACAGACTGCCCAGCATCCAATATACCCGCCCCAGTTCCTTTTTGGTTGTAGCCAATTCCTCAGCCTCCTGGGCATACACAATAGCCAATTCCACAGAATCAGACATTACTGACTTGGCTTGCTGGATTTTGTTTTCAAACGAATTACTATCATTTGATAGCACGGAAAACCACAGAAGGAGTATATTAATAATCAT